GCCGGTGGTAGTTAAGTGCAAGAATCCATCACAACGAGCCGACCTTCTACTTGAAAAGTGGAATTCTTTTAAAGATTCAATCTGCTTTTCATTAGATTGTACTAGGTGGGACAAGCATGTCTCATCTAAAATGCTGGCCGTTGAACACGACTTTTATCGATCTTTTTATCCAGGTGATTTAGAGCTCGATTCCCTGTTACGTTGGCAGATGGTTAACATATGTCAAACAAGTAATGGGGTTAAGTATCGTGTTGTGGGGGGCCGAATGTCCGGAGACGCTAACACTGCGTCAGGTAATGTTTTATTAGCTTGCGGAATGGTGTATGCAGCTGTACATACCCTCAAACTTAAGCACGTTGAGGTTATGGATGATGGTGACGACGTGCTAGTCATGGTCGAGAGATCTGATTTCGAGCGTGTAAAAACGCGCCTACCTGGTATCTTCTTAACGTACGGCCAGGAATTAAAGATAGAAAACGTCGCAGATAATATCCACGATGTTGTTTTCTGTCAAGCAAAAATGACTTGGAATGGTGAGAAATATATCTTCGCCAGGAATTGGAGGAAAGTGCTAGCGCAGTCTTGTTGCGGCACTAAGCATTGGAACGATCCAAATCTTGTTCGTCCGATGTTTGGGCTATTAGGTGATTGCGAAATGGCCCAACACCAAGGTATTCCTATTATCCAAGCCTTCGCTTCACGCCTGAGACAGTTATCCTTGGGTGCTAGGGCGAAGATGCTCCACCTTGATTCTAGTTATCAATATCGGGTGGGTTCCTATAATATCGCCGACATCCTAGACGTTAAATCGCGACCAATAACCGCGAAGTCCCGGGTTGAATTCCAACTCACATGGGGCATCACGCCAGCTGAACAAATAGCCATCGAGCAGCGACTATTACTATGGTCGCCGGATGTGCAATTTCGGGATGTTGGTGTTGAAATTTTTCGTCCTTGGGTGCAGTATTTAGATACCAGTATAGATAATCCAACTTGCCATTAGTACAGTTACAAGTAACTCCGGGGGTGGGGACCCTTAGGAGCGGTATGTGCTAGATGACTAGTTGTGTTGTCGTTGTAGGTAGGAAGTTCGTGACCGTGCTATATGCGGCCAAGCAGGAAAGTACACTCTTAGGAGTGGGGTCCGTCCCTGCTTGAAATTTGTT